GGGGAGTTGATATCGTGCGCAGCAACCTGAGCAGGGCTATCTCAGTTCTGATTCAAGGACAAAGGCGGCGGTACTTCCCCGGTGGTGAACGGTTTGTGATGGCAGCAGCACGAAGACACATTGATAGGAGCTTAGAGTAACATGGCAGAAAAGATTAAGTTGATTCAGGGTGAGTGCTTGGCCGAGATGGCTAAGTTGGAAGACCAGTCTGTGGACATGGTGATGTGTGATCTGCCTTATGGCACTACCCAGAACAAGTGGGACACTGTGATTGACTTAGTGGAGTTGTGGAAGCAGTACAAGCGCATCTGCAAGGGGGCTATTGTTCTCACTGCTGCGCAACCGTTCACATCAGTGTTGGTCTGTTCCAACCTGAAAGAGTTCAAGTATGACTGGACGTGGCGAAAACCGAAGGGAACAGGTCATCTGAACGCGAAGAAGATGCCCATGCGTGACAAGGAAGACATCCTAATATTCTGTAGTGGACAGACAATTTATAACCCACAGATGACACAGGGCACGCCTTACAAAGATAAGGCTGGTAAGGATCATGCTGCATCGTCTTCGTTATGTCCGACGATCCCGAGGCATGGCTAAAGGGAGCGTGGGTTAGCGACATGAGTAGCATTGGAAACTTCAATCTAGAGTACGAGGATGTGGTGAAGATTGCAGAGTCTCTTGATGTTCCTGTCGGCGAAAATGATTTACTGTGGAAGGTTGCAAGGTTGATTCACGAGAAGGAGAAGATATGACATTAGCGACACAGATCGTTCACTGGCCGGGTAAGGACACTCCCGCCTGTGATAAACATGCTGCACAGCTACGAAGTATAGCGTCTGCAATGGGTTTCCCTGTTAGTTCTACAACAACCCTAGATTATGATATTCCTTGCGCGAACTGCGCGAATAAAGAGAAGGAGAAGTGATGAGCGATTTCAATCCAGATAAGGTAAAGCGGGGGATCAATGACGGGACTGGCGATGAGTTCGTGCTCGCCAAGGATTACGACAAGCTCCTTGCGCTATGGAAGGCGCAGTGGGAGGTTCTATCCAGCATCACAGGCGACATACGGGCGGTTGCGCTCGCACTCTCTAAAAGGAAGCCATAAATATTACTATGCAAGTAATCCAATTCATAATTGACTGGACCATTAATCTCGTTACCGTTGCCGTCGTCTTGGCAGCAATCGTCTTCATGCTCTGGATTGTCTGCGAACTCTTCGCCTATGCTTGGCATTGGCTGTGCTGGCTATGGAGGATGCGTTGAAGAAACGCAAGACAATCATCTGTCCATCCTGTACTCTCAACCAATTCTGGACTATCTCGGGTCTTTGCCGCCGCTGCAATAAGTCGTTATGGGAGTCTGGTGTGATCGTCGAGAAGCCTGTCGAAGTCAAGTCATTTATTCACCATGAGTCCAGCAGGACTACTGACTTGGCCGCTATCTTTAGAGCGAACATCCTAGCGGAGAGGCGCAAACGGGGCTGGTTTCAAAGCCAGCTTGCCAAGAAGATGAAGACGACGCGCTCGTGGATCAGTAAAACTGAGAATGGGCACTGCGCTCCTGAGTTGCGCTCAATCCAGAATTTTGCAGATGCCTTCGAGATTCCGGCTTATTTACTTTTAGTACCACGTGTAAAGGAAGAGGAGAAGCGATGAGTTTTGTGAATCACAAGAGGGTCAAGGAGGGCGATGAGGAACCCGCGCCGCTGTGCGGTACTGAGTTGTGGATTTCTCTCATCAGCATCGACGAACGTGTTACTTGCAAGGAATGTCTGAGAAAAATGAAAGAGGCGAAGTGATGAGCAGACTGACAGATAAGCAGATTCAAACGGCGGGCGATGCGTGGAAAAATAGGTACGGGTACGACCCCTCATCCCATAAAGAAGGCCGAGAACTTATTGATTCCCTCGCCGCACTCCTTCAGTACGAACCCGCACCGCTGGATGGAGTGTTAGTGGAGAAGATGGTGAAAGTCTACTACAACGAAAATTCCACCGGCAACATTGCTATGACCGCCGCTCTTCGTGTGGCTGCGGATGCGCTGCTGGGTCCGACGACCGATGCGGAGATAGCTTACGGGTGGAAGACAACGAATGACCTGTTAGCCAAGCGCCGAGCTAAGCTGGAGAAGCCCGTTGATCCGCGCGTAATTATCGTAGGCAATATCCTCGCTACCCATCGCTCTCAGATAGACAATGGGCGCATTGACGCGGATGCAATGATAGTTGAGATTCTGGCCGCTCTAGACGAGGTGAAATAATATGGCAAAGACAACAGTAAAGATCGCACGCAAGCATATTATGGCGGCTATCGAGTCGGCTCCATGCGAGTTGGAATATCGACGCTATACGATTACATCGACTCTGTATCGTCCAGCAAAGGGTAGAGGATATGATGGAGTGCTGGTCACATGGAAGATAAAATAACCGACGACTTGGAGCCGATAAAGAGTATTGCAGAGCGCGTGTTTCCCGAAGAGGTTGCGGAGATACGCACTTCAAAAAATAGGGTATGGGTAAACGGTAAGTTCTTCACCAGCGATAGCAAGAAGGCCGAAGGATGGAAGCCTGCTCCGAAACAGGAAAGGACGGTGTGGGGTACTTGTCCTGATTGCGGACAGGACATATTAGAAATGGAATCGTACTGGCCTATGCAGGATAAGTATGTATGTGTTTGGAATGGTTGTTGGAAAAAGTATTACGAGCAAGGAATTGGCTTCCATGATTGCGCTGGTCTAGATTTTGGCGTTGCTTTAGCGGTATGAAAATACGCCTTTACATGGCGCAGAGTTTCGAATATTATTTATTCATCAGTAGGAAGGGAAATACATTGGCGCATCGTAAGGGTCATACGTCTCCAGCGTGGTCACTCCAAGGTTATCCAGATATTCCTGACGAACCCTGCCATTGGGAGCTATTCCTGATCACTGAAGGTATCGAAGCCAAGGACTTCGAGAATAATCCCAAGGTACTCGATTTCATTGTCAAGCACGCACGCACATACTACGTCCCCACTGAGGTTCTCAAGATGTGGGGGATGGATGAAGACTTTTAAGGGTAATCCGGGAGGAAGTATGAGCAACAGACAACCAACAGAGGAGTCCTTTTTGAAGGACGTAGAGAAGCACAAGATGACGGTGCTGCTGGACAACGGCATATACCGTCACTTACACTTCGCATCCACAGGAGAGCACTCATGTAATCAGTGGTTCGATATTGTGACTTGGCCGGGACGCTTGGCATATACAGGCGACATGGGAACCTATATCTTCGCGCGGCTGGAGGATATGTTTAAGTTCTTTCGGACACATCCTGACCGCGACAAGGAAAAGCTGCATATCAATCTCAGTTATTGGGGCGAGAAGCTGGAGGCTGTGGATCGGTCAGGTCGAGAGCTAGGATTCAGAATTTTTTCGTCCGAAATACTCAAAGAACACGTCGAAGAACAGATCAAGACGTGGGTCGAGGAATGTAATATTCCCTTCGAATCCACCGAGGAAGAAGAAGTAGCGGCTAGGAGTAAGTTTGAGGCCGAGATACGCGAGATTATCAAGGAAGATGTTTACCGTTACTTCAATGACGGAGAGTTTGAGGCGCGTAGGGTTATAGGAGAGTTTGGTTGCGATATTGACGGCGATCACTATGAGTTTAACGACACTTGGGAATGGGATTGCGAGGAGTACACTTATCACTTCATGTGGTGCTGCTATTCTCTCGCATGGAGCATCCAGCAGTACGACAAACTAAAGGCGGAGACCAAGTGAGCATTAATGTAAAGCCAGTTGCAATTCAATGTCTCAACATCGACTGTCCACGATGCGGCTCTCTCGCATCCTTTCAATGTCGAGACCACGCCTACGGGATGATGACAAGATCGCACTACGAACGGATACAGGCAATGGAGACCCTAATTAGCGATAGCCAGAATGATTGGATTGTTAGAAATATCATAAGAAAAAGGAACTTTTCCAAATGAGTCCTAGAAGTGGATACCAATACTCTACGGCGCACTTCTATGTGACCCGGCCAGAGATGTGCGAGAAACGTGGCTGGACAAGGAAGGAAACTGTAGTCCTGACTGCCAAACTGCGCGAGACTTTGCTGGCGGAGTTTTGCTTGCGCCAGATTTGCTGCGCGGGACTAGATAACCCTCTCATGAGCGACGATGCTCGGATATTGATGGTCAATGCGGTACGCGAAGACACTCTCAGGAAGCCTAAACTTTTATTAAACCCACCTAATCCCGGTCATCGCTATAGAACTGTCAGCAAACCATTTGTGATGGTTGAGGAAGTGTAATGGCTGTTTATTATTGCGAGAATTGTAGGGATCATGGGAAACTCACCGACGCTACAATTTTAGTGGAGAGCACACCTATGTGCGATATCCACGCACAGAGAGTTGCCACCAGCTACAAACGCCCTATTCCTCCACCTAAACTGGTCCGGAGTTCGATATTCGATCCCGAGCTACCTAAAGGGGATCGGGAAAAGAAGTCGGGTGGTCAGAGGGGGAAGCGTGACGAATAGCCAACCATCTCTGTTCGACGAACGCGCTGCTCCGACGTTGGGCACGTTGAACGCCACTGTCCTAGAGATTATGGCGGATGGGAAATGGAGAATGCCTTGGGAAATTTGCGATATCATCCTGCGCGACCATAAGGTTAGGATCAGCGACTCATCTTGCACTGCCAGAATCCGCGAATTACGCAGCGCAAAATATGGCGGCTACCTTGTTGAAAAGAGGATAAGAGAAGGATCACGGGCCTACGAATACAGGCTTTATGTCGAAGGATGAGTAAGTATGCCGAGACGAGAGAATTCCATCTACGAAGGGGAGCGAATCCCGCGCACTAGAGAGAGTGAGTATCTAATCTGGCGTGATCCGCCGCACGTGAAGAAGCATCCCAAGTATGTTCACGGCAAGATCGGAATGTCTAGCCTACTACACAAGATTGATTACGTAGAGATGCGCTGGTACGACTACGACTGGGACTACTTCCTTCGCCTCAAGAATCCGATTCTGACTGCGCGTACAGTATGCGGGATGTTGTGGCGGCTGGAAGTTGGGAAAGGGACTACTTGCGAGATTCCAAACCCCGATACAGTCCTATGCGCGGCTTGCCACGGCGAAGGACGGAATTTCGGGCGAAACGGGAAAACTAAGATAACTAAGCGTCAGGCGAAGGATCGGTTGGGGTGTATCGCGCAAGGAGAACAAATCTAAATTTAGTTGTTGACAAACTGCGCCTCAGCGCAGAGTATGCAGATAAGGAATCTTCTATGCCTCTAGTGAAACTTGTTACCAAAGCACAATGGGATAAACTACTCCCTCGCAGTCAAGGGTACGTCTTGTATCGCCAAGGCGGAATCTACGGTAGTGAGTTATGAAAAACATCGTGTCCTTACCCGCAAGGGAGCAAGGAAGCGAAAGAGTTTGGGTCTGGAGAGTTTGCGGCGATGATGGACGCACAGGATAGCGAGGGATAAATGAGCAAAGCAATCGAACTATTCAAACAAGATGGATCGCCGTCAGGAGTATTTTACTGTTCCGAATGTCGTGCCGTGTTCGGTACAAAGGACGCGGCTATTTTATGTCATGGAGAGCGTGTATGCTCCTGCGGAGGAAAGATAACAGGCCGCTATCAAGCCAAGTGCGATTCCTGTCAGGGGAAGGAATGGAAGGCAGAGGAAGCCGTGAGGGAGCAGGATCGATTTGAGAAGGCACAGAAGATAGCCGAGAGCGATTATTACGGCGATATGGTATCCGATGGCGATAAGTTCTACGACTCGGTTGAAGAGGCTATCGATGGATATCTTGTGGGGCAGGAGCCTGAGTATGTTTGGGCTTGTAAAAATATAGGTGTTCCTCTCGCCACGACGGAAAGCCTGTACGAAAACCTACTTGAAAACATGTGGGAAGAGGCTGATGTAAACGACCTCAATGGCGTCGATGAACTGGAGGATGCGGTTACGGCGTTCAATGAAGCTAACAAGTCGATTCATGTGTATCATCCTGATTACTCGAAGGCGATCCTTATCTCGAAGAGGAAAAATGAAGAGGAGACGGAATGAGTGAATGGATGTTATCACGCAATGTTCAACTAGAACTCCAACAGGTAGTTCTCAAGGCGAAGCTAGAGACACTTTCTCGCTATTGTCAGGATGTAGAGGATCGAGTTTTGCGAGACGATGTAGGCAAGATAGAGGAAATCAAGGATACAGTGCAGAGGATGCAAACTGTTCGCCAACAACTCGAAAATAGTGCGATGAGCCTAAACCCATGAATCTCCGCCATCTTGAAATCCTCCAGCACGCGCTAGGAGCCGACCAGTGGGGTACGATGCCGAAGTATGGGGCGGACAGGAACTACTACGGCACGGACCCTTATGATCTTGACTGTATCGAACTGGTACAGATGGGTTATATGGTTGAGCTTCCTGCCCGCTCATGGTTACCGGATACGATGTTTGCGGTTACTGAGGCCGGGAAGGAAGCAATGAAGAATGCTAGTCCTTTGCCGCCAAAGGTATCGGCTGGAGCGAAGCGGTTTGAGGAGTATCGTAACTATTCGGATGCGTTCGACTGCACGTTTCGGGAGTGGTTGGATATACGAAAGACCGACTGGTACAAGGATATGAAAGAGGGGAGCCTACGATGAGCGTGTCAAAGAGTAAGACTGCAATGGCAATCCGCAAAGAGTTTGAGGGAGCGGTAACAGAGATCGGCGCGAACAGGACTCTAGCTCCAAAGGACGCTTACAACGAAGGTTTCAATTCTGGAGCGGATATGGCGATTAGGATGATCCAGCACTATATCAAAGGAGAGGGACTATTCCAGTTATGACGGAATCAATACTAGAAGGCGAACCTGATGACTGGGCGAGAGAGCTACGTGAGGCCGGGTGGACGGCTAAGGGATTGGCAATTTGGGTTAGTCCGGGCGGAATTATGTATCGTGGTCCTGCCCACGCGCTCAGGATGAAACGGGCGCATCCCGAACTGGAGTATCTGACGATGGAGGACATAGCGGAGACTATGCCGGATAAACTATGAAAGTAGACCTTACGGAACAGGAAGCTAAGGAAGTAGTTCTTGCTCTACGTCATCTATTTGACGCAAGCGTAGAGTATTTTCCTAGAAGCGAATCGGCCTCGCATGTGTATATCTCAGTGATTTCCAAACTGCAGGAAGGTTTGGGAATGGACGAGGTTTCTCCGTGGGATAGGCCAGAGGCGTTTGATGTTACTTGAGATTACTCTTGACAACCTGCGCCATTAGGATAAACTAATTTTAGTCGAAACTGCGCATGGCGCACTTCGGTAAGGAGATAAATAATGCCAAGGCCGAAACCGACAGCCGAAGATTTGAAAGAACGCAAGACAAGAGCACGTGAATGGAAGACGTTTAGGCGTAATTTCAAAATTACCCAGCGAGCTTTGGCCGACCTGATGGCGGAACCCGGCGAAGAGGGTGCAGGCTGCCGCCGAACGATTCAAATGATCGAAAGTGGAAAGATTTCGCCGCACAAGGCCACTTTGACTCGCTTTGCCATCGTAAAAAACCGCATCGAAACAGAAAACGCCTAACAAATCTTCATCCGGGAGAATAAGATATGCGTCCACATCAGGAGCGAGTTGTAGCCGATAAGTCGGAGTTGGACGAAAACCACAGCAGGTTAGGGGCGTTCATGAGAACCTCCACTTTTGCTTCATTGCCGACTGACGAGCAGTTGAGACTAAGCCGCCAGTTCATCATCATGGACGAGTATTCTGGCATCCTTGCAGAGCGCATCGAAGCCTTTCCCGCCGAACAGTAACCCCTAAGGAGAATTAACCGTGTCCGATCTTACCTTTATCCCCGGCCTGAACGGCGAAGAAATTATTGAAGACCTATGTGTAGCTCTAGCTGAAAAACTTCGCAACGACTGTAATCTAAGGAAGATTGACAACTACTCTGGAGGATACAAGGCTAGTATTCCTTCTATACATATTGAAACTTTTGGACTAGATCAGGCGGATGTAAACTACGAACTGGAAGTGGACAACACTACGCCGGATCAAGATATAACAGAACCGGATACTGTGATCGATACCGAGTTGGAAGTTCCTGTCGAGGCTGACCTAAGCCTTGTTCGCGAGCGTTCTCGGCAGGTTGCTCCTGATTTCGAGGCGAAACCTGAGATAACAGATGAGGGTCCAGTGCAGCCTCAGAAGCGTAAGTATTCGAGAAGGTTGAAGGCTCTAGGCATGACTCCAGTAGCTCAAGGTGGGGCGACAGGGCCGCTGGACGAATAAGAATAGGGCATCCGGGAGTAGGATATGAAATTTCGTAAGAAGCCAGTAGTGATCGACGCGTGGGATGCTTACCAGTTGATGATTTACGCTGCAAGCGATTGGAACTCTCTTCCTAAAGCTATTCGAGATGCTTATGAAAAGGGTGACATTGTTTTCGGTCGTGAGCACATATATATCAAGACCCTAGAGGGAGATCATCGCGCAGAGCCATCCGACAAGGTAATTCAGGGGGTAGCGGGAGAACTGTATCCTTGTAAGCGTGATATTTTTGAGGCTACTTACGATCTAGTTTCGGATGAGGAAGGCAAGTGAGCTACACTGTCGAACAACTCGCTGTCGTCTGCCCACTCTGTCATGCGGCTAAGGGTGCTAGGTGTTTATCTGCTAAGCGGGACGGGATGGATTGGATAGCAAATCCTCATCCTGAGCGGGTACAGGCAGCGGAACAGGAGGATACTCATGAGATATCTACCTAAGTGGATAATTTGGTTACTCGGAGATGATCGTAACGTTCCCTATACCGTTGTCGCGCCTAAATTGAAGTGCGCCACTTGCCACCGCCTCGTTGATTACGTAGAGAAAGATGCGATAGATGCACACGAATGGCTTCACGCTGATGACGCAAGTGAGATTTGTAAGCCTGTTGGAGTATATCGTTCGTAAAGGACACTGAATAGCTGGGGAGGAATATAATGACTAAGGAACAGGAAGAACGGCTAGTAGTTGCTTGGGAGGGCATCGCACAAAAGTTAGGTGACCTTAATGAAGCAGCCAGAAGTGCTATCTCCAAACAGTGGCCAGAAGTCAGAGAACGACGAGACGCCGTTGTCTCAACACTCCCCTCTCCCGAAGAAAAGCTCAAGGCGCAAACAGGGAACACCGATGGACCTGTCGCCGATTGGCTTGGAGAGTTTGACCCCGAAGAAGAAATCGGGCCACGAGAAAAAGAATTCCTCGCCCGACAAGGAAAACCTGCTACCCGTTCCAAAGCTCCCAAAAAAGCCGGTTGATCGAACACTACAGGCGCTTAATCGTCTTGGAGTAGACTTACAACTCCTTCGCTCTGCCCCTGAGATAACACCTCTCCTAAAGAACGCCCAAGGTGGCCTAAAAGCTGTCTTGGGCGCAATGCGTTTTGCGGCAGAAGACCCTTCGATTGCTGCCTTCCTAGAGAAGTACGATACGATGCCTATCGGCGACAGGGAAAAAGTTTCATGGGAAGCGATTGCGCTTGCGGCAGAGGTAGACTTACGAGTCTTCCTTGGCTCCATCATGCTCGCCTTGCAGTCTCAGGCTGTGAACACAGTCAAGATCATCGCCATGACCAACCATCCCAAGATCACAGCGGCCAGAGTGAAGTATGGTCTTTTGCCTAGTGGCGAGAAGGACAGAACAGCTTTGGATACTGCGATGGGATTCCTTCCTTCTCCGAAGGGGCCAACGTTCATTGGCAAGGCTATCTTTGGGTCTGGGAACCAGACGATGAACGCGCAGGGTGCAGGAAAGAGCAATGACGATGATGATGGTGATGAGGTGAATATAATTAACGTCAATCCTGATGAGATTGACCAAGACTATCTTTTTCCCGATTCTAGAGATATACAGCAGAAACTTATTCCTATTCGTCAACGGATGCTAGAGGATGGTGACTAAGTGTATTCTCCAAAGACTGTAAATTCTAATATAGAGGAATTCGAGAGTGTCAATAAATGGCTTCCCCGGTACCACTCGTATGATGAGGTGCTGGACTTCACGAAGTACATAGACTCTCTAATGAGGGTTGAGTCTAACTCGAAAACCAGTCAGATATTTCTTACTAAAAAGATCAGTGCGAGCAGGCAGAAAGAAATAAGGCATTGGATTCAGAACGAGCAAGTTCTTTGCGGGCTTGATAGTAGTTATTGGGAATCTCGTTATGCTTGGGTTTGCGATGAGAAGGGCCAGATGTTTAAGTTCAAGAATCGCCGTTCTCAGGAGATTTTTGACTCAGTAATTGCCGAGTTTGACGAGAAGCAAGTGTCGATTGAAATGCTGATTCTTAAGGCTCGGCAATTGGGTATCACGACAAAGACGGCACTCAAGTTTATCCATCGCTTATTGTTCATCCCACACACCCAAGCGGTCATGGCATCCGTACAGAAGGAACGCTCGGAACTAATCAGAAGGATTTTGGACACTGCTTACAATCGTTCTGCTTGGTGGCTGGTACCTCGGCGCACCTCGAAAAACCAGTTCGATAATGAATCGATCCTATCTATCCAGTCGGGTAGTCAGGCAACAGGACTAGCGCAAGGTTGGACACCAACTTGTATACATTTATCAGAATTGGCTGATTACCCTAACCCTAAAGTAACCATCGAAGAAGGACTATTCCGAGCTACTCACTCATCGAAGAATCTTTTTATGGTGCTCGAAGGAACTGGCGGTGGAAACACTGGGTGGCTTGCAGAGACTTGGAGAGCGGCTAAGGAAGATTATCCGCAAGGAAAGTCACGGCTATGTCCAGTGTTTATTCCTTGGGCGATGTGCCCCGACATTTATCCAGAACAGGATTGGCTTCGTAAGTTTCCTGTTCCCGGTGGGTTTGAATCGCAAATCCACGATACAACTAGAAAGCATGTCATTAAATGTGAATCGTTCGTGCGCAATACCCCTTATCTATCTAAGGTTGCTGGACGCGACTGGCGTATGCCGATTGAGCAGAAATGGTTTTGGCAGTTCAACTATGACACCTCTTGTAAAACACATACACAGAAGACGTGGGCCGCGCAGATGCCTGCGGATGACTTTGAAGCCCTCACTGGTGTTCACGACAGCGTGTTTGATCCCGAAGTGATTGCGGAGGTAGAGAACAACATCTACGAAGTGAGGATGGAAGGTGGGAAGGAAATAAAGGAACGTCGCATTCCTGTCCAAGCCTATGCCATCATGGGGCACGATGTAGATGAAATCTTTCATCCTGACCCGGACTCTATTGACCAAACGAAGGAAAAGATCAAAGTCGAGTGGAAGTCGTTTCGTGGGCAGGAGTATGAATGGACAATGGTTCCCCTCAAGGATCAGGACGAAACAATTGAGAGTAATACGATGGATCGTCTGCTCGTTTACGAGCCACCGGAGCGTGGGAACTATTATGCTTGTGGGGTTGATACAGCAGATGGTTTAGGTAAAGAGGACGAGGATAGGACTGTACTTTCCGTAACGAATAATAGGTTCAAAGGAGATAGCGATCAGCAATGCGCTGAGTACACTACAAATAAAGTGAACTCGGCGCAAGTCGTAGCCTTCGCTGCCTGCGTAGGTGCGTGGTACGGAAAGAAGAGTCCTGACGGCAAGGGGATGAAGTATGTAATTGAACAGATTAGAGGCCCCGGTGACACCTGCCAGCATCAGTTGAAGATGTTAGGTTTCAATAATATGCATAAGCCTCGTCGCTATGACTCAAAGAAGATCAAGGATGACGCTGGCAAAAAGGAAGGCTGGTATTCAAGCGCGTGGTCTGTGCCGATGTTAATGGACCGTTTCCGCGAGGCTGTCAACGGTGGTTGGTATATTCCTAAGTCGAAGTGGCTGATTGAGGAGTTACGAACTCTTGAACGCCATGAGTCCGCAGGAAAATCGAAGATGGAACATCGTTCAGGACAGCATGACGACCGAGTGCGTGCTGCGGCGCAGAGCTATTTCACGGCCCACGACATGGACATTCTGACAGAGCGTGCTCAACAACGAAGCGCTCCGCCAAAGAAGAAGGAACGCCCAAAGGGTCCGGGAAGCGCAAATCAGATGGACGTGGGCGACGGATGGTAAGGCGCAGGATGTGGTATAGTTTTTCAGATAGGTAGGGAGCATAATGGCGAACAGGAACGCACAACTCAGCAAAACGATCACATTTTATTTCTCTAACCCTTCTGTCTACGGCGGAACCGGGGAAATTATTATGGGCCTTCCCGAGCAATACGCTGCCCCAGCAGGCTTTGAGAAGGTGGTATGCACGAGCACTGCTGCGGCTGAGCGGTGGTCCGCTAGGATGCGTGTATGGGAAGAGACTAAGGAGAAGATCGCTCAGGCATACCAACGCCATCAAGAATCTGAGCAGTACGATAAGATTGCAAGCCAGATGAGGAACAACATTGCGAACGCTCCAAACCAGTTGAACAGGGACTTCGCGGTGCAGGCGTATGAGAACTTCAAGAATAACTTCGATGAGCGGATGAAGGGGATGGAGAGGACTAGCTTTTTGCATTCTGAAGCGTATGAAGCTGACGACAAGGAAGTCAGGACTCCTAAGGTTCGGTTGCCGAAGAAACTTGCACAGGGCGGAGTGTTCGAGCAGTAGGCGCAGTGTTATAATTCAGTGATCCGGGAGGATAGTGAGATGAGCAAGATTAGAGTTCCAGATGAAATGTTGAAAGCGGCGATGATGACCTTCGGACGCTATCCTAATGAGGATATTCATTTAGAGGATGTTGGGGCAAGCCAAATAGAAAGCACTCTTGAAGAGGCACTGCGTTGGATATTAGAGAATGATACTTCAACGATTACGCAAGTATTCAACGGATGTCATGAAGCCTTTCCTTGTTCCGAAACATGCACACCAATTCACAAGGTAGCATTTGAAGCTGGAGTCTATTGGCAACGTGAATTTGTGCGCCGCATATTCCTATCCCCGAAACCGAAGGATGACCTAGAGATGACCGTCTATGATTGCCTCGATTGCAAGAGATCATGGAAGCAGCAGTTGCGCGAAAAGGGAACATGGTGCGTCTACTGTCAGAGCGTGAACACGAAGCCTATCGCTACAGTATCGGCGGTAAGGGATTATCCTATCGCGTGGGATCAGGACGTTTCAAAGGAGTTGAAATCCTCTTTCGAGTCATGGTGGGCGAGCACTAATAACCAGAATTGGTTTAGCAATAAGTCAATCGCATTGAAAGACCTTAGAGATACGGCTTATTTTGCATTCCGCGCAGGACATGGTTGGGTACCTCCTGAATTGCGAGAGAAACCGAGAATTCCAGAAGAACTTGACGATCTATTCTTTCGCTCTACGGCAGAAAAGCCTTCAAAAATGGAGGCTAACGGTAACATTCTAGAGGCATATCGCCGTGGGAAGGAAGGTAAAATAATGAGTGACACTAAGGGCATAGCCGAGACGCTTGTTTATAAAGGATTCGAAGGTTCTGTAAATTACGACTCCGAGGATGATATATTTCACGGTCGTATCCTTGGAATTCGCGCTATGTATAGTTATGGGGGTGAGACAAGGGAATCTCTTAGAAAGAACTTTGAGGAGTGCGTAGATGAATATGAACGCGGAAAGAAGGAAAATGAGCCTATTCCGGAAGACAACGAAGGCTGAGATGCTGGCGACCATAGCGGCGGCTAGGAAACGTATGGAGAAGGCTCCAGCGTCAAAGGGAGTAATGCAAATGCACGACATCCTGACGCGCTTTGAAGCGGCGTACAAGGACGGTCGTGAGCCTGACGACGCCGAGGTAAAGGGATACTTAGGCGAGATGATTCCTGTTTTGGAGGACTTGCAATGAAGAACATATTTCTTCCTTTTGCCGCCATAGTATTTGGTTTTGCAATATATTTGTGCTTTCACTAGAGAGGACTTGCAATGAGCGAACTAAATCCGAACCATCCAGTAACTCAAGAGGTTCACGACCACTGGCATAAGATTGTCGGAATCCTAATGTTGAAGATTGGGGTAGCCGAAATTGAGATAACCGAGTCTGACGTTATCGCCCTTGGCGACAATGAGAAGGCGGTCGTGTTCGATACTAGCAACAACAAGTGCTTTGTGCGGATGGTGTCGATGGAAGAGGGTGAACGTTTGGCGCGGAAAGAGGGAGGATTGCCTATATGAAGCCAGTATATCCACAGCAAGTAAGTTTACATGCTAAAGACGATGGTCGTGACGACTCTAAGTTTCAGCAAGTCTTAGATCGTCTGAACGCCATCGAGGGTCGTCTATCAAAGATCGAGCGCGTCACGTTGCCTCTTACTCCACTAGGGCCGCAGAAACCGACTCTTGAACAGGAAGCGGAAAAGGCTAGAGTGCTCACGAAGCAATTTCTTGGACTCAAGGAGAAGATAGAAGCGGCTAAGGAAGTTCTTCCGGTAGACAGAAGTGCGCGAGAACTCGTGAGCGGAAAGCCTGTTCCGGAAGACTACAGCCACACAGAGGATCGTGGCGATGGCCAGCAAAAGGACTATGTAGTGCTCACCAAAGAGGAACGAAGCAAAGGCTTTGTTCGTCCGTACCGCGACGCCTATCGACATCTAAAGTGTGGCAAGATTACCACAATGGGGCGTGCAATTGCTGAGACTTTGGCGAGAGACCCTGAATTTTATTTGGGAGGGATGTGTGTTCACTGCGGTTCACATTTTCCTAACGAAGAATTTGTCTGGTACGAGATGGATGGGACGACAGGCCCGAAGGTAGGGACGTAATGGTCAAGGAAAAGATCAACTGGCGAGAGGTTCACGCGAACTGTCCTGAGGGCTACACAGTAAACGGAGGGGAGGCTATCAATATGCTAGGCACCTCAGAACTGTGGCGCATCTTTGAACATCACGCAGAGCCTCACTTAGCTAGAATTCCGCAGGATTTGATTGACGACGGCAACGGTACTCCTTGCGCGGGTCATGTTCCGAAGGCGTGGGGAAGAGTGCTGTATTACAAAGTTGTGTGAGTGGAGGAAAGTATGAATGGAGCAGAACCACACAAAAAGCAAGATTCCTGTCCGCATCATAGTATTCAGAAATTGAAACGCGGAACAGTTTTCGAGTATGACGGGTTACGGTTCAAGGCGCAGGATAATGAGATTTGTTCTCTCCTAGCGGACGCGGCTATTTTTGAGAAGGCGGGAACGTGCAGTCTAAAGACTGCAATGCGAGTTGCGCTCGAATGTCAGAGAATCACTTTGGCTGATCTTCCTGTTCCATTGGGGTTAATATGAAGCGCAAGGGTATCGTAGCTAATTGTCCTGACGGCTACCAACTCAATACAGGACGCCCAATCGACATGCTAGGAAAGAAAGAATTGTGGCGCATCTTTGAGAATCAGGATCAGCCGCATTTAACCCGCCTGCCACTACAAGGTTATCTGATGGAATATGACCTCTCTAGTGAATCCGTCAAAAGGATGCTGACTCAGTTTGATAGGGAGAGAGCCGCTAAGGTCGCCAAGAGATTACTTGGACCTCCTAAGCTCCCGGCAGGAACATACAAGATGATCCACGCAGAGGGACATCTGTCTACTGGAGATATAGTGTTTCTGAGTTCTTTTGAAAAAGCGAGGAAGTGTACGGGGAACGAAATGCCTAGCGGAATAGCTCTAGGCACTATAACGAAAGGGAGCTACGGATGGATGCAGATCACGTCGTGACGCCATATTGGGAGTGTGCAGATGCGAAGTTGTATGAGGGAGACTGTCGCGAAGTTATGCCTGAGTTGGAAGAAAACTCAGTAGATTCGATTGTTACCGATCCTCCGTACCATCTCACAATGACAAAGCGGCTTGCGAATTCTAACGCTGGCGATGTTGAGCGAAACTTTACTAAGACAATTCCCGGACAAGGAACTAATCCTTATCGCGCTGCGGCAACCGGATTTATGGGGAAGAGTTGGGACGGAGGGGACGTAGCGTTTCAGCCTGAGACTTGGGCTAAGGCTATGCGACTCCTGAAGCCGGGAGGATATCTCCTAGCGATGGGTGGGACAAGGACATACCACCGTCTTGTGTGCGCTATTGAGGATGCTGGATTTGAGATTCGTGATTCAATTGCTTGGGTATATGGGAGCGGTTTCCCAAAAAGTCTAGATGTGGCAAAAAGCATCGACAAGGCAGCGCGAGGGGTTCCACAAGGTGGTCCTGACCCGACCAGTGAGAACCACGGAAATTACAAAGGTGGATGTTCCGAAGATAATCCTATCGGGCAAGGATTTGGCGCGGGGCCGGGACAATTTATGAAAGATAGTCGGTCAAAGTACGACGGAGCTAATCGGAAGCCTGCACCGAGTACGAGCAATGGATTTGGGTACGAGAGTAAAGGTGGGATTTTAGAGTCTCGTCCATTGACCGAAGATGCTCAACAATGGGACGGATGGGGAACGGCATTAAAACCGGCGATGGAATTGGTTGTGGTGGCTAGGAAACCTATCTCAGAGAAGACTATAGCCAGCAACGTATTAAAGTGGGGTACGGGAGCAATTAATATCGACGGATGCCGGATTGAAGGCGAACCTGTACCTATCAATAAGCTAAAGCAATGGTCTGGATTCGGACAGGAGAAACGACCCGACTACGAGCAGGAGATGAATACTCTCGGGAGATGGCCGAGTAATGTGATTCACGACGGGTCAGACGAAGTATTGGCGTCATTCCCTGACTCCGATGGTCAGCAAGGTTTTGTAGGAGAGCGGCACGGAGATAGGGATACTGTGAATTGCTACGGTAACTTTGGCCCTAGACCTGATACTCCACCACGCGGCGATTCAGGTTCCTCAGCACGTTTCTTCTATTGTGCTAAGGCGTCTGGGGAAGATCGTAACGAAGGATGTGAGCATATAGAGCCAAAACAATACAGCCACGACGGACGGGAAACTCCAAACGACAACGCTTATCAGCGCAACTCAAGCAACTCAAGCAACTCAAGCAACTCACATCCTACCGTAAAACCTACAGCATTGATGAGATATTTAGTCAAGTTGGTTACTCCTCCTAACGGTACAGTCCTTGACCCCTTTACTGGAAGTGGGAGTACGGGAAAGGCTGCACTATATGAAGGATTCAAGTTTATCGGTATCGAAGGCGAAGAGGAATATTGTGCTATCGCCAAGGCGAGGATACAGTTTGTGCTAGAGAATGATTCCCCACTTTTCCGGACGGCAGAAGTATGAATAAGGTAATCGGCCCGATCCTCTTGCAGCGCCAATGCGACGGCGGCAAGGATGACATGACGGATGAGCAGTGGGCTGAGAAGATAGCTTTGAGGCTTCAAGGTCAGCCCGCAGGATTCTTTGGATGTGGGACGTGGTTTCAGTGGTACTTCGGATCAGGATGCCACTGCCCTACTTGTGGAAGACAGTTTGCTGTGACGTTTGCAGACATAAAAAGGTTCCGCGTTCTAACTACTCTCGACATGATGAAGGAACGAGAGTTGGAAGAACGCGTCCTTAGAAATGTTCTGGCGCGAATAGGACAATATCGAAGCTAACTATCTTCCTATGTATCCGTGACCAGCAAACGGGAACGTCCATCCGCCAAACAGCAGACTGAGAAGGGCGATCAGGCAGATCAACGCGAACATAACGCGGATAATCCAAACGAGCGGCGGGGGAACAGGAATCATGGTAATGATCCACCACAAGACCGCAAGGACAATAGCAAGGACGATGAGGCTGATAAGCAAACCGATGATTCCGGGCATAGAGGTACCTCAAGGGATGAGATGCACTTCCTTCCTGTCGCGGCCTAAATAATTTTATAGACGAATATAGAAACCTGCGCTATACTTTCTCGGAGTAGCTATTTGTAGAAACTCGTTTTGGCTTAGGGAACCAAAGCGACCGGGAGAGATTAGAGTGTCAGTTGCCAATAATGGGAGAAAGCTCGTCTTGGTTTCGCGATAAAAACGAAACTAGTAGTTGGCAGGCACCGTTCTTCATTTCCCATCCTGAAGAGATTTACGCGTGGGTAGAATCTCAAATTCAGGAAGGTGAAGGTTTTCTAGAAGCGCAGAAATGCTATAAGGATTTGCCCAAGAATTTGCGGGTGTTTAATGCGGTATTCAACGATAAATGCCGCTCCAGCCTCGTAACAAATAATCTCAAATACGATATTCGGAAGTTCTGCGAGACACTGGCGCAGGTTAGAGAAATTGCGGGTTATGGGTCGGATAACCCAAGCTACAAGAAAATGTCCGAGATGTTGACGAAAGTCAGCAAATGCGTTTATCTCGAAAGCGATTTCCCCTTTCAAATCCTCAAAGTCCTGCAATATGCCTCCGTTATGGGGATTGGATATCTGTGGCCGAAGGTTAGAGCGACGGAGTACGGGTACGGCGAGAGGAGGATGGAATTTGACGCGCTAGGACTATTAGACGTGATTCCTACCCAGATTCCTTCCCGCACCAATGATATTCAGGATGCCTACGCGGTCACAATCTACGATTACATGCCTATTGCGGAGGCGCATGGACGGTTTCCACTCTTTCAAAGAGATATTCAGACGGTGGGGATGCGTCGGAACTACCAGACGCGGATGCAGGCGCAGCGAGTCGATTATGCGGAGAGGAACCGTTACGGAGATGTGGGCAGGACATTTGGCAATCTCTACGCCGAAATCCGTTACACCTTCGTGCGGGACTTGAGGATCAACAACACAGGATACGAACTCCCAATGGGAGACGTTGGGACCACATGGTTCTACCGTGTCCCGTATGTTGGCCAAAGAATCTTTGGAGGGATGAGGAATGGGGAACCATACTATATACCTGCCGGACCAGAGCATTGCCGGGTATACCCAAATCTGCGGCTCATCATTACCTCAACGGGTATGGGTAAGCCTATGTACGACGGTCCAGCTTTCGACTGGGACCCTCGTATGCCAATTATCCAGTACACGGTGGATGACTGGGCATGGGAGCCGCTAGGACGGTCTATCGTAGGCGACGTAGCCAGCATTGAAACGACAATCAGGAAGCATGAGCGGTTGATGGATCAAGTCCTGACCGCCACCATGAATCCACCAATGGGCTACAACCATACGGATACAGGTGGACCTAAGATTGAGCACTTCGACATCTTCGAGCCGGATGTGCGGCTAGGAGTAGATGGAAAGCCGAAGGAAACATTCCAATCGATTCTGCCGGATGAGGTTCGCGTAGGAAGTGAGCATTTCAACTACCTGAAATACCTCAACGAGAAGGAAGGTAAGCAACTCGGTCTGGAAGATTTGGGAAGTCTCGGCGCGAACATGAAACTCCAGATCGCCTCAGATACTGCCGACAAGATGATGGAAACTATTGGGCCGGTAGGAAAAGGCATTGCAGCTAGGGTTGAGAAGGCGAATAAATCTGTCGGGCTTAGGATGAAGTATCTTATTCTTCAATGGTTTGACACTCAAAGGATCATGGAATATGTAGGTCCGGAGAATATGGCTGCGGAGACGTTTGACTACAACCCAAACGACCTCGTTCCTAGCCACTTACCAGATGAGATGGTAGGTGCTGGATTCCCGGAAACGGAATCGAAGTATACGCAACTCGAACGGGCTAGGTGGTTTGTAAAGCAGATCAGGCTAGTCTCGGTTCCAAGCACACTGCTCAAGGTAACTCAGGTGCAGTACCAATTGATGCTGCTGCAATTAAAGAAGGGCGGCGCACCAATTTCATGGATTACGATCATGAAGGCGATGGACATTAATAATGCCGAGGGCGAGCAGGAGCAGTCATTTAAAGAAGATGAAAAACTCGCTAAACTCAAGATGTTTGCTCAGATTGACCTCATGCAGACAATGAAGAAACTGGGAATTGATCCTCAGGAGTTGCAGGGCGGTGGAGATGCTGGTGGAGCTAAACCGCATGGTGGTGGAAGGCCCGCTAGTGGGACTAAAGCCCCTCGTGTGAAGCAAAAAGGAGCCAAGGGCGGGGAACCACGGTCAGTAGTTAGTCAGAGCGGATAAGGTAGTTCGCGATTCGTAAATTGTAAATAGCATCTGGGAACCACAGGAGATAACAGTAAATGCCAATCAATATTAAGTCGCAGAAGGATGTCCTTACTACTGAGGTGGTTATTTCCTTGCCCACTGACCTTAACGCTCTTGATTCCCTCATGCGCTCCTCTAAAGCCACAGGAAAGATTGTCGCCGTTTATAATCAAGGGGGGATAATGGGCGTGAATATTGAGCAGAAAACACATATTTCAGAGAAAAAATCTGAGGATGTTAGAAAAATTATCGGCGTGGGAACTAGGGAAATGGCATAATTCCTGCGCTATTAAAAATAATTTACAATATCGCTTGACACAAACAACCTTTTAGCCTTACCTTTGGAATTGAAATTAGTGAGATGCTTAATACCCACGTTGCGTGGATGCTATTGAGGCTCCAATACCGGAACTCCGGTGTGGGGCCATTTTATTGGCTTCTTCCGGAAAAACCCACAAGGAGCCTATCATGGCCAAGCGTCATAAGATTTCCGCAGAACACATCGCAAAGAAGAGCACCAAGAAGAGCCGCAAGTCTGCCCGCAAGGTTCTTCACAGCAAAAAGGCAGTAGTCCGCAAGTAATCCTGACAGCCGCACTCTCATAAGGGGTGCGGCTGTTATTACGCCAACGATGGATTTTTTTGTGAGGAACAAATGGCCGCAGCTCCAATGCCTGACCCACAGCAACAGCAAGGCTCCACTCCTCCACCGGATGCTGGCGGAGCGGCCTCAGCCCCACAAGGTGGAGACGGTGGTCAGCAACCTTCTCCTTCCTCAGCCCCTGCAAATCCACTTCAAATGCTTCTCGCTCGTTGGTATCAGACTGCTAAACAGATGGCAGCTTCAGACCCGCGTTTGGCATCGGGAGCAGGTAAGGTGAGCGAGGGTATTCAGGAAATGCAAACGGCTATGGTAAGTCCTTCACAGCCAAGTTCTCCAAGTCAGTCAGCGCAGTAAGTAACCAGTAATTAGAGTTCCGGGAGATATACCAATATGACAGTCGCAGAAATTCTACTCCAATCCGGTTTGACCACAGAGCAGATTGCAGCTTTGGATGCGAAGGCTGTAGCCGCGTTCACTGGCGTGTTGACGACCGCCGAAGCGGAGCGCACAGCCGCAGCAGAGTCTGCTAAGACGGCGGCGGCGGAAAGAATCGCGGCGAAGGCATCACAGGACGCTGCTGAATTAGCGCAGCGAGCCAACTCAGAATTCTACAACGACACCATCATGCCGTCGTTGACGGGATGGGAAGACAAAGAGAAGGCTCTGCAAGCTGAGATTGCCAATTCTAAGGCGCTTGCGGCTTTCTATCAAGAACAGAATAAGGCTGCGAAAGAGTCTGGGTTTATCGCCTCTGACGCTCCCTTATTTACTCCTTCCGCTGTGACTCCTCCAGTGCGCAATGCCGGAGGACAATTTGTAGCAGGCGGTGGTGGGACACCCGGTAGCCCAACGTTTCGTATGGAAGATGTGGAAGATCGTCTCGGCAAAGGACTGGATAACTCAGTCTGGGCGCTACAGGAGTATCAGCGCTTGTCCGGTGGTCAGTTCCTTCCTGATTCGATCAGTAACTTGGCTCAGGAAGCAACAGCCAATAAGCTTCCTTTCCGTGATTATGTAGCTCGCAAGTATGACTTCCCAACCAAGGCTGCTGGATTGCAGGCTAAGGCTGAGGCAGAAAAAACAGCCAGCATCGCCGCCGCCGCCGTCGCTCCTTACGAGGAGAAGATGAAAGCGAAGGACGCTGAGTGGCAGAAGAAGCTCGAAGAGCAGGCTAAGACAATTTCTGAGCGTGGTGGGAACAATCCTGATGTACGCCGTGCGGCGATCAGTGAGTACCCAGATATAAAGAAAGCTGTTGCAGAAGGAACACGTAAGGACCCATTGAATTATGGTTCTCGCGAAGAGCGGCAGGTTGCAATGCGTAAGGATATTCAGACCAGTATTGCAGCGAATGAAGAAGCAAGCACAGCAGCTTAGTATAAAAAGTTTTAGGCAATTAGGAGATAGAAACAATGAGCCTTCCAAATGATCCACAGTTCGGGGAAATAACAGCCAACAACCTCGAAAGCGTAAGACGTGACGTAGTGTGGAATCAGTTATTCGTTGACACTCCGTTCCAAGCAAAGCTGCGCAGGGCGGGCGTGTGGGAAGACTTCCTTGGCGGCGCTGGCATGACGGAAGTCATCCAGTACGGTCGTGCTCAGGGCGCGGCTGTCAATCCCGGACAGACGGTTACGCTGACTCGTCAGCAGATCGACACCAAGGTAAAGTTCTATCCGAAGCTGTATGTCTCGTGGTTCCCGATGGACGAGTGGGAAATGGACGACGGCTCAGGTACGGGCGGCGTGATTAACTCCGGCCCTGCGAAGATTGCAGACGTGTACGGTCTCTATATGGAGAACATGGTGATGAACATCAACACCATGCTCGAAATGGACTCCTTCCGTCACGGGCAGGCAAACAATGCGACCATCAGCGACAACCGCATCAAGTGCTCGAACGGGCTGGATGAGGCGCTGAATAACGGCATCGATCCTTCGCTCTACGGCAACCGCTATACGACCTACGGCGGGCAGACGAGGAATGGGAACGTCGGCATCACATGGAACTCGACGCCTCAGTATCTCGGAACAGCCTCGGGCGGAACAGGACAGATCGACGTTGCTTCCTTGCAGAAGCTCTGGACACAGATCACAACCTGCGGTGGCAAGCCTACGCTGGGCATCACGAACGGCTTCGGCTTTGCGGCTATCGCGATTGCGCTCGATGCGCAGCGCCGTGACATCCAGTTGAAGAAGCACGATCTTGAGTGGGTAGCCTTCAGCTACAACGGCGTAGAAATCTACTCTGATCCTCTCGCGCCATCGGCAACCGCCCAGTATTACATTCCTCTGGGTCAGGCAGCAGGCGGAGCGGCTGGTAACACGAGCTTGGTGGACGGCGTAGGATCGAGCACCGCGACGATTCCATTCACGACGCCTCAGTTCACGAACGCGCAGGGTGGAGCAATCAACTTCTCGCGAACCAACTCTGGTCTACCGTCGAACACAACCATTCAGCCTTCAGAAGCGTTGTACTTCCTTGAGCCTGAGAGCTTCAAGGTTCGTCCGACAAACAAGTCTGGGTTCAAGTTTGGCGTGCGCCGTGTTCCGCAGCAGAACAACGTTTCGGTGGACGGCATCATGATGCGCTTGGGAATCAACCTCTACTGCGCTCAGCCACGCCATAATGCTTATTCTTTTGGGTTTAGCTCGTAATCTTGGTTGCAGTACTTTATACTGTAACTAGGAGAAATCAACCAATGACAAAGAAGATATCACAATTCGGAAACGAGTTTCAGTTGAAGGCTAAGGCTGCGGAATATGCGGTGGCGTCAAAACTGTCTCTCTTGGGCCATAATGTGATGTTTCCTGCTGTCGATGGCGGCTTCGATGTCATGCTTGGAAACGGGCTACGCATTCAAGTTAAATGCTCTCACCTAAGAGTTCACTCGAAGGCTTTCCAGTATCCCGGTTATCTTTTCAACTTGCAACGCGGAGCATGGGATAGCCTCTCTAAGAGATACCGTAAATCCGCTCTGCGTCCATACTCTGAAGTTGCAGACTTCTTTATTCTTTGGGGTATCGACGAAAATCGGTTTTTCATTCTCCCTACAAAGGGAGCAGGACAGACGGTTTGGTTTACACACCGTGGCTATGAAAGCAATTCACAAAATAAGAAGTATGCCCAGAAGATGACTGAAGGGCGTTTGCGGGATATGGAAGATCGCTGGGACTTGCTCGATGTGGAAGCTATGAGCAGCGAGTTGATTGAAAGTTCTGTAGAACAAGTTTTAGAAGTAACAAAGTTTTAGCAGCACAAGGAGAACAGCAATGCCAAATCTTCAATCACTTCCGACGTGGGGCGCTTGGAACAACGCGAACTTCACTTCGCCTACCGGACTCACCGATCCTGACTCCGGTCAGCCTGTCGCGGCAGGCGGCTTGAACCTTGGCGACTTTTTTGACGCGACCAATGAGGAAGCTGCAAATGCATCCTTCGGGGTCAATGGCATTCTGTATAGCGGGCGCTATCGTCTAGTGCTTGTTGACTCTGGTGCTACGGCTGCGAACGTCAAGACGGGCACCGTTGGCTATCTGCGTGCAGGTGGAAGTTCCGGAATGGTCAAGACGGTAGTTATCACCGCTGCTGGTACTGGAGCGATAGCTGGAACCTATCCGATTGCTGCCACGTTGGGCAATGGTGGATTAGGTGCAGTCATTCAGGTAGTAGTTGGCTCAGGTGGAACAATCACCGCAGTCTCTGTTCTGAATCCCGGCTTCGGATACAACTCTGTTCCTACTTTCCCGCTTACGGTTACGGGAACGATTGGCGGAACGGTTGCGGCTCAGTTGGATACGTCTCCTAACATCGTTACTAGCTTCGATCAGGTTGGAGTAACAGGAGTTGCGGTTCGTCCGGTTGTATTCTTGAATTCGATCACTCCGGGCAACTACGGATTCATTCAGGAACTTGGAACAGCTACGGTACTCGGAAAGGTTACTCCATTTACCGGAGCGGCAGCAACTGGAGTTGTAGTCCAGCCGACAACTGGTGGTGTTGTGGATGTTCCTACCGCCACGACAGCCGTAACGAGCACGACCATTGGTTTGGCAATTGACCTACCATTGGTTAGCAATCTGTTCAAGATTGAACTTGGTTACGCCTGCTCGGTTGTTCAAGACTAACGAAAAGGGGCGGGTAATTCCGCCCCGCATTTCTAGCAGTACAGCACTAAGGAGTGGCGATGCAACTTAATCTTTTATTCGGCTATCCCGATTTCATTGGAAGACGTTTCGCTTGGGCCGGGTATGGTTCTGGACCGTCTTCCTATGTTACTGGAGGGGATCAGATTGTTCTCCCAACATATAATTCTTACATTGACGCAGTATTTGGTTCTGTGTATACGGTGAGCGGTAACTATATTGTTACGCCGCAACCGTTAGGATTTGGTGTGCGTCAAAAATGGAATCTGAAGTGGAATACTGTACCGGCTTCTGGTAGTTCTCTCAATTCCGTTACGACACGTCTTGGTAGCGCAGCAAACTATGCTTTGTTGGGTGCTTCAGGAATCACGAATACCGGAAGTTCGGTAATTGCTCAAGGAAATATTGGATCGGCTCCAACGGCCAGTATTACAGGATTTCCTCCGGGCGTTCTGACTTCGCCTTCGGTAATTGACAATACGGATGCTTCGGCTGCACAGACGGCACTGGCCGCTGCTATCGTTTACTACCAAGGTCTCACTCCAACATTGTCTGGTTTGGCTGACCTTAGCACTGGTGGAAATGGCAGCACCGCATCGACGTACACACCGGGTAACTATTTCGGTGGAGCACTGTCTATGCCAACAGGGATTATTCTGGATGCACAAGGTAATCCGAATGCACAGTTTGTATTCGTGGCTACCTCAACCATCAACCTAGCCAGCGGACAAGCAGTATCCCTTATCAATGGAGCACAGGCTTCTAACGTAGTATTCGTTGCTGGTAGCTCCTTTACCTCAGTAGCTCCTTCGACGATGAATGGTAACGTTCTGGCAGCAGTAAGCGCTACGCTGGGTGGCGGCACACAGAATGGCCGAGTCTTGGCGAATACTGGAGCGGTCACTATCGCTACAGCTACTACGGTAGTAGGTGGTCTTCCAGCTTTCACTCCCGGAGAAGTTGCAGCAGGAACGAATCTATCTGCTGAGGTAGTACAGATCGGTGGCTATGGGGGCACTTTCTAATAGCCGCTAAACGAAGTCGCTTATTCTCCCGGATGGGTGACCCACCTCAACGCCTCTTGCAGGGAAACTTGCAGGAGGCGTTTTGGTAAGAGAGAGGTAATAAGATGAGCGACCCGCAATTCAACTCGGTTACCGCAAACAGTTTAGAGTCGGTGGGAAAAGGAAAACGCACGATTGGTCTAAAGGGCCACAAGTCGAGCGTGACTTATCCGCAGAAAAGAATAACGGGAACGGAGAAGAAAATTAACGCAGATCCGTCCACTTCCCCGAAAAATATTACAAAGAAGAGCGGCGCAAAGAAGTATGTGAACGTCAAACCGACTGTGAGGAAATGATATGGCACCCAAAAAGAAGCAATCAGACGCGTGGATGGACGATGGTGATAGTGCCCACTGGGTAAAGGACAAGGCAAAGTCAAAGAAGATCGGCGGAGCGGAGTCGAACAAATGGGTAGAGAAGCCGCCCCAGATAGGCAAGACGACGCGGAAGAAGATTACTACAAAGAAGTAAGGCGATAGATGACACTAGTAATCAGAGCGCGGGAAATTGAGACGAGCGAACTCGCCAAAGAGTTCGAGCGCTTTGCGGTCGTATCGGCGTGCGCAGGCTATCTTGTCTTCAAAAAGGCCCAAATGGAATTGTTTGTTTTGAAAATAAATTTTACAAATCCACTTCTGCGTCGGAATATGCCACGACACACCCTTGTATCCAGATTTATTGGATTTGTGCAGCCTCTGGTTACCAGCATTGAGAGTTTCGCTACATGGGCGAAGGTTATCTCGCGTGTTATTGAGTCCATCGCGATCAATATGGTCAACATCCTCTTCGCATCCGACTACGAAGCGATGCATCAGAACGAGTCTATTAGTTCCATCCGATTTCCTCTCCATTCTTCCAACATAAACCGTTTCCGTTTTCTTGGATGGGATCGCAAACCAATGCCATTGGTTGAGGAGATAAAAATCAGAAGCACTAACTATAGCATTGAATCCGCGTGTCAGTGGGATGAGTTTGATAGACTGGTCAAGCGGCTGGACAACAGCGTGTCTCTTCACGGTGCGTTTCATAAGGAACCCTCATTCCTTGTGCGACTGTCCGCCGCACCCCTAAATTCTACCATGTTGGGGGTGGAACATGGCATACGCTAACATGATCCAAGAGTGCTTGGGAGCAATTTCTGGAACTAACCTCGGCCTCGTTAAGATAAAGCTTAACGAAGCATTTGAAGCAATCCAGAACGAAAACCTATTCTCCTTCCAGTTAAAGACTGGAGGTTGGTTGGCTCCGGGGCTTCTAGGAGACCACGTATACCCAGACTCGCATCGTCACGAACATCATCATGAACATAATTTCTATCCCGATAGGCCCGATTTCGATTTTGGAATAGACCCCGGATTTCTAAGTCCGGGTACAATTTCAATCGAACCTTATTCTGACCAGATGACCGGAGATGCTATAGCCACGGCTGCGTGGTACAAGGCGAAAAATCCGATCATTACGGTATATCAGATTCGAGTTCCATACTACGATCTCTACAACATCATTGCGATTGGAGGCAATGGAACTATAGCCTATGCGACGATCTTCACTCAAGGATCAGGACAGACCCCCGGAACTTATACTATTCCCGTGCTTGATAACGGAGGCCCCGGAACTGGAGGAAGTGTATCGATAACCGTGGAGGCGGATGGAACCGCGAGAGAATATTCAGAAGTTATCAGTGCCGGGAGTGGATACATAAATCCATACGTAGTATTTAGTGAGGGTGGAACTCCTGCTACGTTCACTGTGACGCAGATAGCCGTCCTAACCTTGGATAGACTGTGGACAAATCCTAGACAGCTTCATCGTGGCTATATGGCGTATGTCGCGTATTTTGCGGCCCCCGCTGGGTTTAAGGAATGGTATTAAATTGTCGATTGCACAAATAACGCGACAATGGATTGGTGGACACTTAACCAAATCGACTTGAGCGAGAAAGATCCTCAAAGAACAGACTATTCACAGCCCGAGTATGTTGTCTATTACGGTCCAGATATTCGTGCAGGAAGTGCTACCTATGGGCAGCAACTTTTTGAGCTTTGGGAAGGGCCTGTCACGGAATTGCCGTATTCATTTGGGTATAAGGGTAATTGGCCAGCACTTGTGAGCCCTAATGACACTCTTCCTTTTCCACTTACCGAGGAACTGGTTAAATTACGTGCCCTAGAAATGCTTTCATTGTGGAAGGAAGGTAGTAAGGGCGACGAGATGGAGCGCGGGGCTGGAGCTAATTGGCAATTCTTAGCACAAGCCTACAACAAAGAGTATGTCAATAGGCTTAAGTTATGTAAAAACATGGATAGGAACATAGTCGATCTGTATTTCACGAGAATGCGCCGCACGCAATCGCAGCAGCCATTCGCAAGTGTTACAGGCCAGCTAAACGTAGGGTCGTAAGGAGAAGATATTATGCCGGGATATGCAGGAGTAAACCAAGCAAAAATTATTCGCGAGAATTCGCAGGTATTTCTATGGCAGAACGATGCTATTCCTGCGAGTGCCGCTGTAGGGTCGCTGAGTTTAGCTGTGCAGTTGGAGCGTGTGCGGAGTGTTCATTATCCTTGGGGATTCTCTGTCGAAGTAGCCTTTTCAGGTGATCCCGGAGCATTTGAGGTAGGTGTGATGGTAGCGGATACGGACAATCCTAACTACTTTATCGAGTGGACAAATATCACCCAAGTAAATACGTCATTTGTAGGTCGAGTTGACGTGCTGAATAGCTGGGCAAAGTATGTTGCTCTTTATATGAAGACGCTTCCAAATGCAGTTACAGTAACAGGACAGATTACTAGGTAGGTGTTGAAGATGAATCGCTTGAAGCTCATCACGATAGCAACACTCCTACTCGGATGTGGGACGATATATGCGCAAAATGGGGCATTCAATGGGTTTTGCGTGAAGGGCGCTACCAACGCTATAACTTCAGGGCTTGCCAGCAGCAATACGTTGCAAGGTGTTGTACCGGGAGGCCCAGCGGGGTGCCTAGTTAACGTCTTTTTGACTGGTACCGTTACCCCAGCGGTTATTTATTCAAACTCCTCTATGGGAGTGCTTATGAATCCATTCCGGGCAACATTATCGGGACAATGGACGTTTTATGCTGCCACCGGACAGGGATACGACGTAGTGATGAGTGGGGGGCTACCACCAAACACTTATACAACTCCCGTGACGCTTACGGGGATTTCGGCAGGTGGAAGCGGCGGTTGCGGTCCTCTAGCTACTGACTCCAGTTCTACCGCGTGTGGATTGGATGCGCTCTCGGGGTCGAGTGGAGCTACTAGCAATCTGACCGGGGTGGGAAATTATGCCGGTCAAGATATCACCGACTCTTCTGACGTTCTTGCTTTAGGAAGCTACGCTGGTCAGGATATTGCTGGTTCCTCGGACGTTCTTGCTTTAGGAAGCTACGCGGGCAACGCCGCCGTCAACAGCAGCAACCTCATCGAGATAGGCAGCGATGCAGCATACGGCACCACCAACAGCGGCAACGTCGTCGCGATAGGCAGCAATGCAGCGCCTGATCTCACCAATGTTCAGCAAGTCATCGCGTTGGGAAGCGATGTAGCCGAGTCAATGGCCAACGCACAGGACATCGTGGCCTTGGGGGATAGGGCAGCGCCGGGACTTTGCTCTGTTCAAAGCAGCTCGGATTGCACCAATTCCGAAATCATCGCGCTAGGCACTGATGCGGCGGCGACGATTGCCAACACAACTGAACTTATTGTTATAGGAGATCACGCCGGAGGTGGTATCGATGGTGCCACTGTGCCTCCTCTTGGGCCGGGTTGCGCTGGTGATAGTTGCAACATTGTGGGGATCGGAACCAACGCTGCGAATTCGATAACGAACGGGACGGATATTGTAGGAGTCGGAGATCAGGTCGTCGATGCTATCGGATACGACCAGCCTGTCAGTGCGGCTGTGCTCACGAGCCAAATCATAGGGATAGGCTACAACTCTGGCGGCAATATAGCTTCCGCGTCATCCGACATCATCGGGATCGGCGAAAACTCCGGCACATCCATCGGAGCTAACTCGGACGATATCATCGGGATTGGCCAAACAGCAGCTAACGGATTGGGTGCCGCTTCTTCCGACGTGATCCAGATAGGGCATAGGACTTCCGGCTACTATGGCACCACTATGACCGATGCCATAGCAATCGGCCCCTTGAACAACACCGCATCTAACCAAATCCTCATCGGCGATCCCTCGATCACGTCATTGGTCGTCTATGGCTGCCCTTCGGGGCAGACGGCGCTCGACGATGGCAGTGGGACTTGCTACACCCCCAGCGTTGGTATACCCGTATCACCCACTATCTTGTATAGTGCGGCTGGAACACCTTTACCTTCCTGCGCAGTGGGAATTCAGGGGGCTAACTCAGTAGTAAGCGATGCCACAGCACCGACCTACATGGGTGCATATACTAGTGGTGGGGGGATTACCGCTGCTGTAATTTGCAGCTACGACGGGACTAGCTATTCGTGGTTGACACATTAAAGAGTAAGCGGCTGTCCAGTAGCCGAAAGGCACACGTGAAAGCGTGGTAGGAACGCCCGAGAGGGTGCCGTTAACAAGATAAATGAACCAAGGAGAAAATAATGGCGGGTATCGAACCAAAGTCCGATCCTACGGCACTTACAACGAGACAGCTTCACCGTGAAGTAGAGATATTGAAGGAGGCAATCGATGTAGCGATGGGTCACAAACGGCGATCCATCGACCGGGTTGAAAACACGCAAATACGGATACCTGTTGAAATCGACAAAGCAATCGACCACCTCAGGGGTTTCATTGAGACGCGTCTGGATGCGATGGATAAGGCTACTGCCTTGCAACAGGCCATTCTCGACCGCGCTCCCCAAGTTATTGAAGAGAAAATAAACGCGCTAGAGAGGTTGCATGAAGAGAAGTTTCAATCCATCCAAACGCAGTTCAAGGAGCGCGACACACGAACCGAACAGTCATCCAAAGACTCAAAGGTAGCCGTGGACGCCGCCCTGCAAGCCGCGAAAGAGGCTGTGGGCGAACAGAATAAATCTTCCGCCCTTGCTATTTCCAAGAGTGAAGTTTCCACGATCAAGCAGATCGACCAAATTGGCAGTTTGCTGACAGCGCAGGTAAAGAACTCTGACGACAAGTTTAGTGATCTAAAAGATCGTCTCACGCTCATCGAAGGGCGTGGCTCTGGAGTAAGAGATATTTTAGGTTGGATTATTGGAGGCATAGGTCTAGTAGCCACTGTAGTTATGGCTGTAGTAATGGTGTTACATAAGTAGGAGCAATCTATGAACAACTTCGAGTACAGCGCGAGAGGAATAGCCCTCACGAAAAGTTTTGAAGGTTGTCGCTTGAAAGCCTACCCCGACGAAGGCGGCGTCTGGACTATTGGTTTTGGAGATACGGGCACCGACATTGTTCGGGGAACCGTCTGGACGCAAGCGCAGTGCGACCTCGCGCTGTCTGCTAGGCTCACGGAGTTTCAGGCTAATGTGAATCGCTGGGTGACTTGGCCGATCAACCAGAATCAGAACGATGCGCTGGTTGATTGGGACTACAATGACGGAGAAGGCGCACTTGAGAAATCGACGCTGCTGAAGAAGCTCAACCAAGGCGACATTCATGGCGCAGAAGAGCAGTTCCTGCTTTGGGATCACGTGAATGGCAAAGTGTCGCAGGACTTACTCAAGCGGCGCAAGGCGGAAATGGCACTGTTCATGGAGGCGGCATGAGATTACTTGGACTCCTACTTCTATGCGGACTGGCTGGATGTGGTGGCTCAACTACTCTTGTCACTCCACCTATCAAGAATGAAGTATGTCCTGTGTTAGTTACGGCAACCTCATCAGGGAGCATTGTGGCAACAACCACTGTCATGTTGACTGTTCAATCAAAGACTCTGGATAATGGATGTCAATGGCAATGAGTAGGGATGTAGTTAGTTTTGAGCGAAGTGGAAAGGGAAAGCGATGATGCAATATTGTCCGATCTGCAAGAAACATGGATGCAGGCTCACGGGAGGATACGAGCACATGGCCGCGAGACTCCATCCGAG